TAGAAAATTCTACGTTCTGGTGCTCTGGATAATCTATAGATAACCAGAGAATCTTCAATCATGCGAAGTTGATTGAGACCTTTGATTGCTTTATGGAGATATGAAAGAACAGAACCCTTATTTCTATCTACGAGACCTGAAGTGCAATATGTGATAGAATCTTTTGCAATCTTAATAGAATTCTTTTGTCTACCTGCATTTGGAATACCAGATTGAGATGCTGGTGTATACAGGAAGTATTCTTCTAATTCTGGTGAAATACTACTGTATCCATCTTCATCACCTTTTTGCTTAAGGTAAATTGCTGCAGGATCTCTACCATTCTTTTTCTTTTCTTGTCTGATAAACTTGATCTTCATGGGATCAATGTATCTCAGATCTTTTATACCCTCTTGGGGATTTTTGACATCGATAACTTTTAGATAATATAATCTACCATCTACATACCAGTTTCTAAAGATTTCATGGCACTTTCTATCAAAGTCCATGATTTCTTTAATTTTTCTGAATTCATCTCTAATAGTTTTCTTTAACTTATCACTAGCATTTACATTTGATAATTCTATTTCAACAGGAGAATCATACAGATCACTAACAATTGCTTCATTGACAACATCTTCAATGGCACCATCCACTTCTGGATGTAGTGCCATTTCTCTATATCTTTTAATTAAATCTGTTTCATTTCTGTAAACACCTTCAATATCAACATAGGAACCATAAAATCCACTAGCAATATAATTGTCAACCCCGTCCTCGTTTGACGGAGGAACGGGGGAAACAATCGAAGGTGATTTATCCTGATTATCGTCAATAGAAAAACCAAAAAGTTTGGCCATAATAATTCGTATTTGATCTTTATTCTACTATTTAGCTGATATCTTCACCACCAGATTTTGCTGATGGTCCTACATATGCTTCCCACCAGTGAACCTGAAGTTCTACAGTGAACTCTTCAATCGTATCACCAGTTTCATAACTTACATCGATTGCAGAAATATTGGTTGGGAAGATATCCCAGAACTTGTAAGATCTGAGAACTGAACCATCACGATCAAGTTGATGAACCTTTGCATCTTTATGGTATTCTGCTGGGTCAGTTAGACCAGTAGCATTATCCATTTTATTAATGACATTCATCCACTTTTCGAAAGCAGAACGAATACCAAAGTCAGTGTCATTGATAACTGTAATAGTCCAGGTATCAAATGTTCTGTCACCTGCTACTTTCAGAATTCTACCTCTGAAAGGAACATCAATTGGAGTGATGTTTGATGCTGGCATTGCAGCTGCCTTTACCAGAAATCTTGCATTGTTGATGACTTCTGGGTTGATAGCAGCTGCATCTGGGAATGCTAATTCAACTTCAAATAGATTAGGTCTTGCACCACCACCAGCTAGTTTCCCTTTAAAGTCAGTAATTTTTCTGACTGGGATTGTATTCCTTTGTTGACGATTTGCCATTTTTCTTTAAAACCTCGTTAGTAAATTATTAAAATGATTGAATCAGACGTTACCAACTACTTCTTCAAATGCAACACCAGATCTGGTGGCAACGAAGGTTAGACCAATAAAGTTAATTGATCTTGCTGGTTTGATGAAGATTTCAGCAACAAACTCATTGTTGTCAATGACTGCAGCAGTGTTATTTGTTTCATCACAAACAACAACATAATCTGCAATACCTCTCTTAGATTGAACGTCACGTAAGAATGGTTCAACAATATTTACAAAGTTGGTTCTTGTGATTTCATCATTGAACTCGAAGAGTTGTGCTCTTGCGGCAGCAGAAATTGCATCCTCAAGATAGATGAACAGACGACGAACATTGATTCTATCAAATGCAGATGCTTTTGCTAGACCAGTCTTATCACCAAAGAGAACAATACCAGAACCTTGTGAGAAGATAACAGGGTTGATTCTGTTACCATAAAGTCTGTCTCTTTCGACTTTACTTGGGTTGTATGCAAGTTTAACGGCATTCAAAATTGTACCTCTAACAGTACCTGCTGGTGAGAACCATGGGAACTGATTGATATCATTGCGAGCACATGTGCCTGCAACGTCAGCAGCAAGAGGAATATATCTAAAAGTATTATTGAATCTGTCATACATGTACTTGTATCCAGAATCAAACACGGCATAAGATGATGACGTGATAGGTGCATAGAAACTGATAACATTATTTGTAGCAGTTTCATTATCTTCGATTGTTACTGACCCTACACTAGTATCAGTAATAAATGCCTTTCTATATGGTGAGATGAATGCAACTGCATCCTTTCTCAATTCTGCAACAGCAATCAACTTGTTAGCAAGTGCTTGTGCTTCTTCTTTTTCTAGATTGCCCGATGGCATAATCAAGAAATCGCAATTATATTCGTTGGAATTCTCTAGAAGAGCATAACCACCAACTAAATCAGAAAGACCTGCAGATAAAGCACCAGCAGCAGAAATTGAATCACCACCACCATAATCTGCACCACCGACTAACTTAGAGTTGTAAGAACCAATAGAGTCAAAAAGTACTCCTTCAACCAGAGCATCCCAAGATCCATTAGTTGCTAGATCAAATCCAGATGAATAACCAGTTGCAACTGTTCCACTTGGTTCAGAACCACCATAAACATAGTCAGATGATGTAGCAAGATATCTTCTCCAATAAGAAGGAGATCCAGCAGAATATTCTGCATCTTTTGCTTTAGAAACACCCAAGTGTTTTTCAAGAATCGTTCCAGCATTACCAGTAATTACACCGTCACCGTCAATGACTACGACGTGCATTTCATCAAATCTAGAACCTCTAGATGCAGCAAAGTTTGTTGTTGAAGGTCTTTCAGCAACAGTGTTCCACTTAACTTTAACTTCGGTAGTTGCAGTTCCTACGACTGCAGTACTTACTACCAACTCTTGCTCATCGTACCAATCTTGAACTTTGGTAGGTGTTAATGCACTAGAAGAAGTTCCAGCACCAACAGCGTGAATACCAAGTACACCATCACCAAAGAGCCATACACCATCTGGTTGATAATCGACAGTTACTTCAGTTCCGTCAGCAGCAACGTGACTTAGAACTTTAACGTCTACCATACCAGAATAGACACCGGTGATGACACCCTTAAGGTGACCATCTAGTGCGGTTGTTGTACCAGCACCAATTTTAACTTTACCTACTACAGATTGAGTAACACCCATACCTACTGTGAGACCAGCAGTTGGCATTGAGATGATTTGATCTGCAAGTGCGTCGATAATACCGACTCTTAAACCGTTTGCCCAAGAACCAGGTGTTTTTGCTGCAAGAACAATACTAGGAATAGTATTATCGTCGTAACCCAGTTGTTGATAATGATCTGCGTTCTTTAATTTGATTGTACCACCTACACCAGCATTTACTAGTTGATCACCATCAGCTCTGATGATTTGCAGTGATCCACCGTAAGCAAGATATGAGGATGCAGACATCCAAGTCTCATACTGCTTGTCTGTAGAGTGTGGCTTACCGAAAGTTTCGATAAGATCTTTTTCGTTTTGAACTAATGTTGGTAGTTCTACTGGTCCCTTGTCGAAGGGACCTACAATGGCACCAATTTTATCGGATGTGGGATCGACTCTACCTACGGTAAGGTCAACCTCTCTAACCAAAATACCAGGAGATGCTAAATTTAGTGGCATCTTAAATTCCCCTCGCTATCCAAATTTATCTAAAAATATTTATGGAAAGGGGTATTTTCAGTGGGGAATGATGACGTGATATCTACCAATCGGGATATTCCCAAATATTGCTTGATTTATTTGCTCTCTTCTTAGTACACTCTTTACATTCGTATGAATATGATGATGCTACAGGTCCTCTATCTTTTCTAGTTCTGTAAAACCCCTCAACTAGATTTTTTGTTACCCCACATTTTTTGCACTTTCTTTCAAATAAAAGAAGATGACCTAAAGTTAATTCTTCATCAAAGTCCATTATCCCCCACTCCAATCCCAATTCCAGGGCAACATTGCCATGCCAAAATATGGCATAAGAATATAGTGATCCATTAGAATCAATACAGGTATACCAACACCCAATTCAATAGCAATCTTCTTTCTTGGAGGTAATGTTTCTAGCCATCTTTTATATGGATTATCAGCAAGTCTATCTAATTTTAGTTTATAGAATATTTGTTCTGCCCACCATTGTGGATCAATTATATTCTTAAACCAAATCAAAGGTGTCAATAACCACCTGACTTGTTTTCTATACCTTATTACTAATGCTATTAATAA